AGACAATGCCAACGACCAGATTCTAGTCCTTTAGTAATCGTAAAGCTATTTACTGGACTTCCTGTTCCATCAGCGCTAGAATGCAAATCTATTCTAACGGTATTAGCTGCTATATCACTAGCTGGTCTGCACCAAAATGATATAGCATTATAAGCAGACATATCTCCTGTCTCGTCTGTAGCTGTCCAACAAGCTTGTCCTGTTGTAAAAGAAGAAGCAGGAACAACAGCAAGGCAATAACTTCCTTCTTTTAAAGCACTACCAGTACTATATGAGTTAGAGGTTATATAGGTTTTAGCAGTCCAATTATTTTCACAACGAGAAAGATTCTTAGTTTTTGCTGAAGCAAGAGTTACTGTAGGACTACCATTTGTCCAAGTAGCATTTCCTATTGATATAGGGTCATCAGTTTTAGCTACTTTTACTGTATCTCCAGCAGAGATTCCAGTCGGAATTAAAGTATTTAATGGGCCAGGAATAGCGCATTGAGTAGCTAATGCTACTAATGAAGTATTAGCAGAAGTATAAGAACCAGTAGAGTAATCAATAAAAGGAGTTCCAGTAGCAATACAGTTTCTATATGCCGCTATAGCAACTCCAAGTTTTGCTCCTGTTGCTTCATTAGTAATTGTATAAGCGCCAGATTCACTATTACATCTTTTCCAGAAGATATGGACAACCGATGTAGTAGCTCCGGTAGTAATTTTGGTTCCAACTTGTTCCCATCCTAATGGGAAACCCGGCGTATATGAAGAAGCAGCCGTACCACTCATCCGTACTAATGCAAGTAGTATATCATCATCTAAAATATCAGCAGGTGCAGGACAATCAACACTACCATCTGCTTCCCCGATAACTGATGTAGAAACAAAAGCTATTGGAGTAGCTCCAGCAGGAGTTAAACAAACAAGTCCAGCACCTTTTGTTCCAGTAGAAGCAGACATTACTACGGTTGTAGTTGTGTTTTTTCCTCCATAATTTAGATAGTCTTCTATATAAAGCAAACAATCGCTGTCTGCATTATGATTATTAAGTCTTTCATTCCAATCAGTTGTCGGTGTTCCCGTAGTAGAACCAGAGAAAGAAGCTGCTCCTAAAAATACCAACATATTTTTAGATAGGTAAGGTATAGTTAAAGTACTACCATCATACCCGCTAGAGCCATTTACTAGGTCTACACAAAATGTAGGCATTTAAAATTCCTCCTCGACTAGCTCTAAGTCGTCTTTTGCTCCAGCCAAGATTATTTTTCCGTTAGGATAAATATAGTTTATTACTTTTATACTTGTTCCATTTATATTTTCATGCCAACCTACGAGATAGACTATGCCTTTAATATTTCCTATAATATCCATAAAAGTTCTACGTCTATAGATAAGTTTTTGAGTGGGTCTTTCCATCTCAACGACAAGAATCGGCTTATTAGCCTCATTAAGCATGGCAAAATGAGTAAGCCGATTCCTATCAATATCTTTATATTGGTTCTCAGAACCATCGTTATTAAATTGTGCTAAAAACGTTTCATCGTTGTAGATTGCAAGCCATTTCATTGACTTTCTCCTATTCTATTTTTTCTTTTTCTTTCTCTTTCGTGGAAAGCTTTTTTGTGTCTCACCTTTTTCTTCAGCAGTTTTCATACCTTTAGTAAAAGTAGATTTACCTTCGCTTTCCATTTTATAGTAAATCTCTTTGCCCTTTTCATATCCATATTTATCAATTAAGGCTTTTGCTAATTTTTTGTTTACTGGCATAAATTTGCTCCAGTTCTTTTAAATATTATATTGTTACTTAACAAGACCTAAGTTTCATCGTATCTAAAAGTACAAGTTTCAGGAGTCAAGGCACCAGCAACCGCATCAGTAGAAAGTACTGCTTGTAATTCTAAATACTGACTAACTTTTCCAGTATCAGGGTTATCAATAGAACCAGTCAAAGACAGTGGAGAAGCAGATGTATATGTTTCTATATCAGTACCTCCATTATCATCACCTGTAGTACCAGGAGTACCTGTAGGTTCTGTATAAGCATCAGCAGCTTTACCTTCTACATCAACACCAGTCCATCCAATTTCTCCATCACAATAAAACTTGATATTATTTATAGTACCTGTAGGAGAAGTATCAGCATTAAGATAAATAGTTTTCTTATAGCTATAATTACTCCCAGCATCAGGTTTTACCAGTGGGTTATCTGTGCCTGGATTATAATCATCATCTGTGCAAAAACGCACATTTGTTACAGTAGTAGCTACCGGAGTAGCACCGCCATTAACCTCTTTTACACTCATCGTTGCAGCTATGGGAATCACCCCCTTTCATATAAGTATGTATGTTTATAGTAATATCGACCATTTTTAACAATTACTATATTCTTGCAATTTAGCAGCAACCATATCGGTAACTAACATATTAAACGTAAATTCTGGAGTCCAGAAAAGCTCTTTTCTAGCTCTAGTTGAATCTCCTAATAAAACGCTCACTTCATTTGGTCTATAGTATTTTTCAACTGACCTAACGAGTGTATTACCTTCTGTATCAACACCAATTGGTAAGCCAGTATTATGGTCATTTAGCCAAATAATATCCATATCAAAATACCCATA